GCGCCGATCCGATGACCCGGTGGCAGGTGTACGGCCTGGCGGTCCAGATGGGAGCGATGACGGTGCAGGATGTCCAGCGCGAGGAAGGTATCCCGGTGACCGCACCGGCCCGGCCGACGCCCGCCCCGGCCGCTCCGCCGGCGACGGACCCGGCGCAGCAGGGGGACGAGCTGGCCGCCCGGCGGGCCCGCGCGGGGTTCGACGGGGCCGGGCCCCGGACGTTCGAGTTCAGCCGCGGGCGCGCGTTCAACGTCGACCCGGCTACCCGGACCATCGCCGGGCTGGCGCTTCCGTGGGGCGGGATCGCCACGAAGTACGGCTTCCGGTACCGGTTCGAGCGCGGGTCGATCGGCTGGCCTGAGGACACGGGCCGCGTGAAGATGCTGCGCGATCACGATTTCCGCCAGCCGCTGGGCCGGGCCCTGTCGATCGCCGACGGGGACGAGGGTCTGCAGACCGCGTTCAAGATCGGCGCCGGTCCGGACCGGGACGCCGCGCTCGCCGACGCGGCCGACGGGATCATCGACGGCCTGTCGGTGGGTGTGGACTTCTCGCAGCCGGGCGACCCGGGGTACAACGCGGACGATCCCGACGTGATCGAGGATCCCGACAACCCTGGCGTCATGCTGGTCCGCCGTGCCGTTCTCCGCGAGGTGTCGATCACCCCGCTGCCCGCGTTCGACGATGCTCGCGTGACGACCGTTCAGGCGAGCGCTACCTCTGGAGGATCCGTGCCACCCATCCCGACGCCGGTCCAGCCGCCGGCCCAGCACCCGGCCGCCCCGGCGCCGGTCCAGACCTTCCACGCTCCGCCGGCCGCCCCGGCGCCGCCCGGCATCAACCAGGCCGGTTGGGACATGCTGCAAGCGCTGTACGCGCAGCAGCAGCCCGCCGTTCCTGAGCCGCCGGCTGTGATCAGCCCGACCGGGTTCACCGGTGCGCAGGTGCAGGAGCCTGAGCCGTACCGGGTGGACTTCCGGGGCCGGATCCACCCCGGGTCGCACGACTTCTCCACCGACGTGTTCGCGCACATGAAGGGCGACGCCGCCGCCGGCGCGCGGGTCGAGGCGTTCCTGACCAAGCAGTTCGACGTGGTCACCACGGACGTGAACGAGCTGAACCCGACCGCCCAGCGGCCGGACATGTACGTGAAGCAGCGGGAGTACGACTACCCGATCTGGCGGGCGATCAGCAAGGGCACCCTGAGCGACGTTACGCCGTTCACGTTCCCCAAGTTCTCCAGCTCGTCTGGCCTGGTCGCGAACCACACGGAAGGTGTCGAGCCGTCGTCGGGCACCTACGTCACCACGTCGCAGACCGTCACTCCGACGCCGGTGTCCGGCAAAATGAAGATCAGCCGGGAGACCGTCGATCAGGGTGGCAACCCTCAGGTGTCCGGGCTGATCTGGTCGCAGATGCTGCTGGCCTGGTACGAGGCGCTCGAGGCGTTCGCCGTGTCGACGCTCGACGCGGCCAGCCCCACGCAGATCGATTTCTCGGCGTCGCCGGGTCTGGCGAACGACGACCTGGACCAGGCGCTGACCGATGCGCTGATCGGGCTGCAGTTCATCCGGGGCGGGTTCTCGATGGACACCGCGTTCACGCAGATCGACCTGTACAAGGCGCTCGCCGCGGCGACCGACGGCGAGGGCCGGCGGCTGTACCCGGCGCTGGGCCCGGCCAACGCGCTGGGTACGGCGCGCGGTCGCTGGTCGGCGCTGGACGTCAACGGTCTGGCGTTCCTGCCGGCCTGGGCGCTCGCCGCTACCGGCACCGTGGCGGCCAGCTCGTACCTGTTCGACTCGGCTGTCGTGCATGGGTGGGCCAGCGCGCCCCGGCGGCTGGACTTCGAGTACGAGGTCGCGAACGTCTACATCGGACTGTGGGGCTACAAGGCCGCCGCAATCTCGGACATCGCCGGTGTCCGGGAGATCGTCTACGACCCGGCGTAAGGGGCACCCATGGCAGGCAAATTCAGCTCGACGATCTACGCGTCGGCGGCGCGTACGGCCACCCCTACCGCGGTCACCCGCGACGTGGACCGGTACCGCGGCTGCCTCGTCCTGATCGACGTGACCGCGATCGCGGCGACGCCGTCCGTCGTCCCGAAGATCGAGGGCGTGACGGCGTCCGGCGCGGTCTACGCGATCCTGACCGGGGCGGCCATCACGGCGACCGGACAGACCGCGCTCAAGGTCTATCCGGGGATCACGGCGGCGGCCAACGTCGCCGTGTCCGACGTGCTCCCCCAGAAGATCAAGGTCACGCTGACCCACGGAGACGCGGACTCGATCACGTACTCAGTCGACCTCGTACTCATCCCGTAGGAGGGGAACCCGTGGCACAGAACGACGAGCAGACCACATCCGCCGCCCCGGCAAAGGCGGCACCGCGTAAGACGATGGCGCCCGCCGCCACCGACCCGGCTGGCGCGGACGTCGACCGGGCCGTGCGGTCCCGTGTCGCCGGGTCCGACCTGGGCGACCTGTCCGATCGGGAGTTGGACGAGCTGACCGCGCTGCTCTCCGCGGAGCGGGCGCGGCGGGGCCGCACGCCCGTTGAGCCGTCGTTCGGACTGTCGGAGGGCGAACGGGACGAGCTGGAACGCACCGGCCGCACCGTGTCGCCGTTCACCGGTGAGAAGCGTGGCGACTGGCCGGACGACCGGACCCGCCCGGAGCAGTGACAGACCTCACCGTGGGGTGAGCGGCCCGGCCGGACTTATGAGGGGAGGTGACGACGGGCTATGACCTGGAGACCGGACTACACGACAGCGGTGGCGCTCAAGGCGGAGATCCTCAAGACCGCATCGGCGGTAGACGACGCCTGGATAGGGCTCGTCGTCACCGCGGCGTCCCGGGCGATCGACCGGCATACGCTGCGCCAGTTCGGCCGGGTCGCCACGGCGGAGACCCGCTACTACCCGGCGACGTACCGGTCGGAGCGGAGCCGCTGGGTGGTGACCATTGACGACCTGATGTCGACGGAGGCGGCAGAGGTGGCCGTGACGCTGGACGGGGTGGCGGTCACCGGGGCGGTCCTGCTGCCACGCAATGCGGCGGCGGAGGGGAAGCCGTGGACGCAGATACAGCTCCCGGAGGGCACGTGGCCGACCGACACTGAGGTGTCGGTGCTCGAGCGTTGGGGCTGGCTGGCCGTCCCGTCCGCGATCACGGCGGCCGCTCTGCTGCAGGCGTCGCGGTTCTACAACCGCAAGGACTCCCCGTACGGGATCACGCCGGCGCTGGACGCCGCCGGCGCGCTGCGCCTGCTGCAGCGGGTCGATCCGGACGTCGGCGTGATGCTGACCGACTACGTGCGCCCCGGTGGTGTGGCGTGAACGCCGACCAGGGACGCCGTACCCGCAAGCAGGAGGACATGCACCTGCGCCGGATCTACGCCCGCATCGACGACCTGGACCGGCGGATGTTGCGTATCGAGCGGGTGGTCTGGTCGATCGGGACGGCTGCGGTCATGACGGCCGGTACGGCGCTGTACAACCTGGCTCACACCCTCGGCGGCGGCTGACATGGTGAACGGCTGGGCCGGCGTCGACCCCACGCAGCAGGACGACGGCGGCACCTCGTACGAGCTGGGCGCCTACGGCGTCGTGAACGACGATCTGACCCTGACCCGGGTGCGGGTGTGGCACGGGGCCAGCTCGAACAACGTGGCCAACCGCAAAGCGCGGATCTGGACCGGCGCCGGTGTGCTGCTCGACACCATCGCCATCGACGCGTCACTGCCGGCCGGGTGGAACGTCTACGACCTCACCGCACCGATCGAGCTGACCGCCGGCTCTGAGTTCGTCGTCTCGTACACGACGACCCGCTACTACGGCGCGGTCGTCGCCGGCCTGCCGGCGGACTCGTCGGACGACCTGATCACCTACACCGGGGGCCGGTTCACGGAGACCCTGGCTGGCACGTTCCCCTCGACGAGCACGACGGCGTTCTACGGGATCGACGTCGAGTACACGCCCGGGATCGGTGGCAACGTCGCCCCAGACATCACGGTGGCGGTGACGACGGCCCAGCTCGTGGCCACGGCCACGGTCACGGTCGACGACGAGTCGCCCGGGTCGGTCACCTACCTGTACCTGTGGGGGGACGGGGCTTCCTCGTCGTCCGGGTCGACGACGGCGAACCACACGTACGCCGCCGCGGGCGTCTACGCGCTGATGGTGGTCGCCACCGATTCGGGCGGGCTCAAGGGGTACGCCGCCGCCGTCGTGATCGTGCGCTCCGACAGCGAACTGTTCGATCCGACGCTGATCGTCCCGGAGCTGGCCGCCCGGCTGGCCACCCTGGCGACGCTGAACAAGGTGTCGAGCTACGGGCCCGGTGGCGACCCGGTACAGGTGCCGCACGGCATCGTCGGGCTACCCGACCAGGAGATCACCTACCACGAGTCCTACAGCTCGGGCGGCCCGTCGGCCATGGCCACGTTCCCCGTGGTGATCCTGCTCGGCCGGGCCCACGCGGTCGAGGCGTACGAGGCGCTGGCCCGGTTCCTGCGCGCGGGCGGTGTCGACTCGATCCGGGCCACGATCGAGTCCGGCGTCTACGTGCATTGTGACGATCCGACCGTGGTCCGGGGCAGGATCGACGAACTGCCCGTCGCCGGTACGTCGTACCTGGCGGTTGTGTTCGACGTCGAGCTAGCGAGGTAGGGAGCGAACCCATGGCATGGAACCACGGCAGGAACACGCTCATCACGTTGAGCGGGTCGGCTATCACCGGCTGCAACACGTCCGAACTGAGCGAGGAAGCGGACGAGGAAGACATGACGTGCTACGGCGACAACGACGGCGTGGTCGCCGGCTCGACCAAGCGCGGAACCGTGACGATGGGCGGCAAGTACGTCGTGGGCGCGACCGGGCCGGCGGCGGTCATCCGGCCGCTGCTGCAGACGAACGTGGCCATGACCGTGAAACCGGAGGGTACCGGCACGGGTAAGCCGCTGCTCACGTTCGACGTGCATGTGAAGAAGTACGTGCAGACGATGCCGGCGGCGGGCTACGTCACCTGGTCGGCGGAGCTGACCAAGACCGGCGCGATCGCCACGACAACCCAGTAACCATCACGCCAGGGGGAATGTCCACGATGGACGATGACCGGAAGTTCGCCACTCTCGACGATCTGCTCGTGTCGACGCTCGAGGCGGAACCGTTCGAGCTACCAAACGGAATGTGGGTGCGGATCCGGCCGCTGTCGCGGTTCGAGGTGATGGTCGCCCAGAAACTACGGCAGGAACAGGGGATCGTCGCGCTCGAGGTCCGGATGATCGCGTCGGCGCTCGTGGAACCGGCGATGTCCGACGCAGACGTGCGCCGTTTCATGAAGGCGGTCCCGGCCGGCTTCCTCGAGCCGCTGACCCGACGGATCAACGTCATCTCGGGGCTGGGCGGTGACGAGGTCGACCGGGAGATCGCGGACGAGTTTCGAGGCGGATCCGGAGCGGGAGTTCGCGCACTACCTGGCGACGAGGCTGGGGAAGACGGTACGGGAGATCGAGACGACGATGAGTAACCGGGAGTTCCGCGCGTGGCAGGTGTACTACGCCCGCCGGCGGCAGGAGCGCGAGCTAGCGGAGAAGATGGCCAAGGGGTGAGCCGTGCCGATCGTCGATGCTGTCCGGGTTGAGGGGTTCCGCGACCTGCGCCGCGGGCTGCGGGCGCTGGGTACGGAGGCGCCCCGGGCGCTGCGCGTCGCCGGCAACCAGGCCGCCCAGCTCGTCATAGACCGGGCCGTGCCGATGGTGCCCCGGCGCTCCGGGAGGGCCGCCAAATCGATCAAGGCGCGCTCGTCGCAGACCGCCGTCAAGATCGCATCGGGCGGTCGCGCAGCGCCGTACTTCCCGTGGCTGGACTACGGCGGGAAGGTCGGCCGCAACGACACCGCATCCCGGCCGTTCGTCGCTGACGGCCGGTACGTGTACGCCGCGTACCGGGCTGAAAAGCCGAAATTCGCGGAAGTCCTGAACGAGTCGCTCCGCACCATCGCCGACGAGGCGGGGCTGGAGCTGGACTGATGGCAGGCAATCAGGTCACCCTCACCATCGCCGGCGACGCGTCCTCGCTGGAGAGCGCGTCGAACCGTGGCGAGCAGGCGGTCGACGAGCTTGAGCGGGCCATGGAGCAGACCGGCCAGGCCGCGCAATCGATGGCCAGCCGGATCGGCTCGTCGGAGGACGCGTTCGCCGGTCTGGGCCGGGAGTCCGGCGAGCTGGGGGAAAAGCTGGACCGGGCGTCCGGGGCGTCGTCGATGCTCGCCGGCGGCCTGGGCGACGTCGGTGGCGCGCTGACGGAGGCGTTCGGCGAGGACTCCGGGGTGGGGAAGTTCGGCGCCCAGCTCGAGAAATCGGGCACCATCATCATGGGTCTGACCGGCGCCATAGACCTGATGATCCTGGCCAACACCGCGCTGCAGGCGTCGTGGGTGCGAACCACGGCGTCCATGGTGGCGGGAAAGATCGCCATGGTGGCCACGTCGATCGCGACCGGGGTGGCCACGGCGGCACAGTGGTTGTGGAACATCGCCATGACGGCGAACCCGATTGGGCTCGTGGTGCTCGCCATCGCCGCGCTGGTCGCCGGCATCGTGTGGGTGGCGACCAAGACGACGTGGTTTCAGACGATCTGGCAGGCGGTCTGGTCGGGGATCAAGGCGTACTTCGAGTTCGTGGTTGGCGTCTACAAATGGGGGTTCGACCAGATCGGTAAGGGTCTGTCGTGGCTGGGCGACAAGTTCTCCGCCATCCCGGGGCTGCTGAAGTCGGCGTGGTCGGGGCTGGGCGCCATCCTGACGTGGCCGTTCCGTACCGCCTTCAACGCGATCTCTGGCCTGTGGAATTCGACCGTGGGTCGGCTGTCGTGGACTGTCCCGTCGTGGGTGCCGATCGTGGGCGGCAAGACGATCAGTGCGCCCCGGCTGCCGACGCTGCACGGCGGCGGCATCGTCCCGGGCCGCCGCGGTGACCCGGTGTTCGCGCTGCTCGAGGCGGGCGAGACGATCGGCTCGAGGTCGGCGGCCGGCAACGGTCGGACCGTCATCGAGATCCGCTCGGGCGGGTCCCGGCTCGACGAGGTGCTCGTCGAGGTGCTCGCCGGCGCGATCCGCGACCGGGGCGGCCTTGAGGTCGTGTTCGGTGGGCGGGCCTGATGGCCGACGCGCACGGCACCACGGTCCAGCTCTACTACGACGGCGACTGGCAGACGGTCCCGGCGCTCAAGGGAACCATCATCGCCACGACGGTGGGCGCGCCCAGCGAGGGCCAGGAGTCTCCACCAAACTCGGCACGCACGGAGCTGCTCGACACGGACGGCGACCTGATCCCGACGAACCCGACGTCGCCGCTGTACGGGCTCGCCGGCCGCAACACGCCGATGCGGGTCGTCTCCGACGGATCCACCCGGGCCCACCTGGAGGCGTCGGTCTGGCGGCCCACGCGCTCGCTGGGCGGCAAGAAGCGCACCGGGATCACCGGTGGTGGACTGCTGCGCCGGGTGCAGCAGGGGCAGACGCCGCTGCGGTCGCCGGCGTACCGGGCGCTGGCCGCCGCGGAGAACGACGCCGTGCGCGTCGGGTACTGGCCCCTCGAGGACGAGGCGGGCGCGTCGTCCGTGTTCTCGCCGTTCGGTGGGTCGATCTCGCTGGACGGGCCGGGCACGTTCACGTTCGGCGCGCTCACGTCGTCCAGCTCGGCACGGCTGGGCCGGTTCGACAGCTTCGACACGTTCCTGACGGTGCGCCCGCCGTCACCGGTCCCGGCCGGTGAGGCGTTCGTCGCCGCGACGTTCCGCTTCCCGACGGCGGGCCTGATCGACGGGGCGATCATCTGGCGGCTGTACTTCACCGGCGGCACGATCGATTACGTCGACCTGTACTGGCAGACGGGCGACGCGCTCACGCTGCTCTGCTACGCCGGCGGCGTGCTGATCGGCTCGATCGCCGGGGCGGACTGGACCGGCTACATCGACGACCGTGAGGTCGTCCTGATCAACACGTTCGACCAGAACGGCGCGAACGTCGACATGCGGGTGCGGGGCACGACCGCCGGAAACTGGCTCGTCGAGGCGTCCGGAACGCTGGCCGCGAACACGCTGGGCAGCCTGTATCAGATCGTCGTGGGGACCGGGCCGGGCGTGTCCGGGCTCGGGTTCGGCCAGCTCGTCATCGGCAACAACAAAGACGGGTTCGGCAACTACATCGACGACCTGGACACGGATCCGGCCGTGACCGTCACCGGGGCGCGCGGGTACGCCGGCGAGCGCGCGGGCCAGCGGTTCCTGCGGCTGTGCGGGGAGGAAGGCGTCCCCGGTGTCGTCGTGGGCGACCCGGACGACACCCAGCGCATGGGACCCCAACGCACACTGTCCTTTGTGGACAACCTGCGGGAGTGTGTCCGGACCGACGCCGGCCTGATGTACGACGAGATCGACGACCGGGCGATCGTGATGCGGACGTTCCGCTCGCTGTGCAACCAGGATCCGGCGCTGACCCTGTCCTACACCGGATCCCAGATCGCCCCGTCCCCGGAGCTGGCGCCGGTCTACGACGACCAGGCGACCCGCAACGACGTCACGGCCACGAACGTCAACGGCACGTCGGCTCAGGTCGTCCAGCTCACCGGGCCGCTGAACGTGAGCGATCCTCTCGACGACCCGCTGGGTGTGGGCCGGGTCGACACGGAGATCAAGGTCAACCTGTACAGCGACGCCGTACTCATCGACCGGGCCGGTGTCGAGCTGGCGCGCGGCACGGTGGACGAGCCGCGGTATCCGGCCATCACGGTGGACCTGACCCGGGCGACCTCGCTGGTGACGGCGGCCAACGCACTGCGCCCCGGTGACAAGATCGCCGTGACGAATCTGCCGGCGGAGTGGTCCCCCGACGGCGCGTCGCTGCTCGTCCCGGGATGGTCGGAGAGCTTCCCGCCGGATCGGCGGCTGATGACGCTGGTCTGCGTCCCGGCGTCCCCGTACGAGATCGGCATTGTGGGCGCGAACGACGGGTCCACGGACCTGCGCGACGCCGCCGTCGACAGCGACCAGCTCACGCTCGTGTCCGGGGTGACGACGACCGGGGGAACGCTGACCGTTGCGGCGGCCGGCGGCGTGACGATCACAACGGACTCGAACGACTGGAACGCGTCGCGCAACGGCGGTCCGCTCTACATCGTCGTGGGCGGGGAGAAGATGACCGTCACGAACATCACGGGAACCGGGCCGTGGACGATCTCTGTCACCCGGTCGGTCAACGGCGTCGTAAAGACCCACGACGCCGGCGATCACGTCCACGCGTGGCAACCGGTCCGGGTCGGATTCTGAGGGTGGACGCATGACGGACTTCACGATCCCGGCCCTGTCCCGGCTGCTCGCCGAGGATCTCAAGGCCATAACCGACCAGCTCACGAGCGAGCAGGCGGCCGGCTACACGGACTGGTCGGCGTCGTTCGTGCTGGGCGCGGTGACGACCGCACCGACCAAGGGCAACTCGACCTACAACGTCGCATACCGCCGGTCGGCCAACGGTGACGTGGTCGACTACGAGGGGTACATCCTGATCGGGTCCACGTTCGCAGCCGGGTCCGGGGTGTACCGCTTCCCGGTGCCGGTCAACGCGTCCGCCGGCGGCGTGCTCCGCTCCACCGGCGTCGCGTACATCTTCGACAACGGCACGGCGAACCGGCACGGCGTGGCCAAGTTCGACACGGCGGCCCGGTTGAACATCTACCTGGACAACGCCGCCAGCGCGCTCACGAACGCCGGGTCCGGGACGGCGTGGGCCACGGGTGACATTATCCAGTGGTCGATCCGATATCCGGCGGCGTAGGGGGAACCATGATCACACGGAAAGAGATCATCGACCGGGCGATGACCTGGGTCGAACATCCGGTGCCGTACAGCATGACCAGGTTCAAGGACGGTTGGCGAACGGACTGCTCTGGGTTCGTCTCCATGGCGTGGAACCTGGGCCGCAACTACTGGACCGGGAACCTGCACGAAGTCGGCGCCCGCGTGCCGTTCACCGGGATGAAGCCGGGCGACATGCTGCTCTACCACAATCCGCACAATCCGTCCTCAGGGTCGCACGTCGTCCTGTTCTACGGCTGGGTCAACCGGCCGGGCGGAGACTTCGCGATCCTCGAGCAGACCGGTTCGGGCAACCGGGGGACGCGGCGGATTCTGTGGTCCGGCACGGGCCGGCGCAACCTGGCGATGTACCTGCCGTACCGGCCGCTCAACCTGGCGCCGGACGTCATCCCGAAGGGGGAACAGGACATGCAACTCATCTTGGGCAACGTGAAAGGGCAGGCGACCGTGTGGGTCGGTCTGCGCGGGGTGGCCGACGCGTACGCGTTCGGCAACGAAGAGAGCATGGCCGCGGTGCAGTCCGCCGGCGCGGTCCGGCGGGAGTTCTCCTCCGCTGAGGCCATGCTCGGCGCGCTGGGCGCTGAGGCGCACGGCGACGAGGAACGCACGCTGCAGCGCATGCGGGACGCGCGATGACGCCGCGCGTTGAGGCCAAGGTCAAGTGGTCGGCGTTCTGGGCCTACGTCGGCTCGACGGCGGCGCTGTGGCTGCTGCAGGGACTAGCCGGCGACCCGTCGATCATCCCGGCGCTTCCGGACGCGGTCGAGCCGTTCCTGATCGCGCTGCTCCCGACGCTGACCACGGCGGTCGCGGGCTGGCGTACCAAGCACACACCCCGGCCGGACCTGCCGATGGCGCAGCGATAGGACCACGTCGGGCCCGCGGTTGGTCCCCCTGGCCGCGGGCCCGTCGTGCTACCGGCGGCCCGGCCGGTAGTCCCTGACCCGGTGGGCCTGCCTGCCGACCAGGTGGCGCGGGTCGTGCGGCGCCTGCAGCGGCCGGGTCGGTTCCTTGTCCATGCTCACGGTGGTCAGCGCTCCGTCCCTGGACGTGGTGAGCACTGGTGCCACACCCACGACGGTCTGACCGTCCGGGATCCGGTCGGGCGGGCTGTAGGGCAGGGTGGCGATATGGGCCCGTATCCCGGCCCGGGTCGACCGGAGCACCCAGACCACAACGAACACGATGCACGCCACTCCCCAGAGTGCGATAAAGCCGACCAGATACATGATGCTGGTCACGTCGGTTGTTCCGTGAGCTTCCATAGCCGTCTCTCGATCTCCTCATCGGTGGGTGTCTCGCCGGCGAGCACCATGGCGCGCCAGATTTTCGACCGGGCCGCGCGCTCGCTCGTCCGGAATCCGGCCCGGACCCGGGCCGCGTACTGCTCGTAGTCGTAGTCCTCACGCTGATCGAGCGTGGCCTGCCGGTACGCGCCAGCCAGATATCCCTCAGCCCACCTGATCAGCTCGTCATCGGACATGTCCGGGCGCGGTGGATCAAGCACGATAATCGCCGTTATCGTGTTCGGCGCGGATGATGGCGCGGCCGATCAGCTCGGCGAGCTGCGGGACGAGCGCGTTCCCGACGGCGGTGACGCGGGCCGGCTCCAATCCATCGGAAAGCCCATCAGCCATTCGACTATGCGGGCGGGCGGGCGCCAGCCCCAGCGGATCCGCGCGCCACGGATCGTCTCCTCCTGTACCGGCCCGTACCGCCGTTTCATGCCAGGCGCCCAGCCCCAGCCCCGTGGCCCGAATGAGGCCGTTGGCGTGGGCCACAAGGAACAGCCGCTCACGTGTGTGTGGGGCACCCACGGCGCACGCGGATAGCACCGACCACTCCGCATCGAACCCGACGTCGGCCAGGTCGGAGAGGACGCGGGCGAATGCCTCTCCGTCTCCCCATGAGAGCAGGCCAGGGACGTTCTCCACGATGACGTAGTGGGGTCGTAGGCCGCGAATGACGTGGAACATGTAGGGCCAGCCCCAGCGGTCGTCACCGGTGCCAAGCTGACGGCCGGCGCTGGCGAACGGCTGACACTGGAATCCTCCAGCGACAACGTGAACAGGGTGTCTTGGAACACTGGTCCACCAATCGAGGCAGGTCCGGACGTCGTCGTGGCGTGGCACATCGGGCCAGTGCGTGGCCAGCACGGAGCGGCTGAACGGGTTGATCTCGACCTGCCCGACCACGGTCATGCCGGCGCGCTCGAGCCCCAGCTCAAGGCCGCCGATGCCGGCGAACAGCGACAGGACGTTCATCGCGGCGGCCGGTTGAGCGGGTCGTCCGGGCCGGTGCGGCACGCGTCGCACGCCCCGCATACGCCGCTGTGACAGCTCGTGAAGCCCTGCGCGTCCTCGTAGATCGTCTCCTCGATGCTGAGGTCGACGACGGCGTGAGGGCCCGTCTGCTCAACGTGCGGGCGAACGGGGATGGGTCGCCGGCCGGCGAGCAGCGCGATCACGTTGCGGGTCATGGCGTCCCAGCGCGCTGGGGGGATGGTGGCGAGGATGTCCGCCGCGGCGCGGGCCCGTCGCCGGTCGTAGGTCTCCTGGGCGGTCTCTCTGGCCGCGTTGAGGTGTTCCATGGGTGGCAACGGTAGGGCCCGGTCATAGTCTTGTCAACACTATGACCGGGCTGCTACGGTCCCTGGCATGGCTGAGACGACCTGCCCAAACTGCCCGACCACTGGCGGCATGTGTGACGACTGCCAGGAGCGCGATTGGCGTACCCGCTGCTGCGACATGACCGGCGACCCGTTGGGTCCGACCGGGTGTCACGCGTCGGACTGTCCGGAGGTGCTCGCGTACCTGGAGGAACTGAGCCGCACGCCTGGCGGGCGTTGAGCGTGGAGAAGCTGTTCGACAAGACGGGCCTGCGCGCGCACACCGCGGCGCGGCGTATCGCGTCGGCCGGGCCGATCCGCTGGGGTGCCGATGGTGCGTTCTGGACGTACCGGGATGGCCTGTGGGCGCCAGGCGAGGACGACGTACACGGGCGGATCGTGGCGACGCTGGGCGAGCTGTACCGGCCGGCGCACGGGCACGCCATCCGGGACGTGCTGCGCGCCCAGCTCGAGCGGATAGACGTCGCACCGGTATCGAGGTACATCAACTTCTCTAACGGCCTGCTCGACTGGTCGGACGAGCTGGCCCCACGGCTGATTGCGCACGATCCCGGGTTCCTGTCCACCGTGCAGCTACCGCTCCCATGGGACGGCGAGGGCCAATGCGACGAGTTCGACGCGTTCCTAGAACAGTCGGTTCCGCGCGACGACCGACAGCGTGTGTGGGAGATTCTCGGCTACCTGATGATGTCCGGAAACCCACTGCAGAAGCTGTTCCTGTTCACGGGTGGCGGAGGCAACGGGAAGGGCGTTCTGATGGCCGTGATCATGGCGATTCTGGGGCGTCACAACGTATCCAGCGTTCCATTGACAGACTTCGCTGAAAACCAGTTCGCCACGGCCGACGTACACGGGAAGCTGGCCAACATATGCGGTGACATCGATACGACGTTCATTGAGCGCACGGGTCGTATCAAGGAACTGGCGGGCGAGGACCGCGTACGTGGTGAGCGCAAGTTCGGTCAGCCGTTCTATTTCGAGTTCTGGGGTAAGGCGCTGTTCTCGGCGAACGGGATACCGACGAGCAGTGATGGTTCTCGTGGGTGGCTCAGGCGTTGGGAGATTGTCAGCTTCCCGTATGAACCACAGAAGCCGGATCGGGGTCTACGGGCCCGGTTGTGTGCTCCGGAGAGCCTGCGCGCGATCGCGTTCCGGGCCACGTTCGCGCTGCGCGACCTGATGGAGCGGGAGCGGTTCGACCACGGGGAGAGCGCGGCCGGCGCACACGCGCGGTTCGCCGTGCGCAATAACCGGGTGCTCGCGTGGATCGAGGACAGCGCGTACATCGACCCGTCGGCGCGTAACGAGCGCTCGACGCTGTACCGGGCGTACCGACTGTGGGACGCCGCAGAGAACCCGGGCGGTCGCTCGATGAGCGCGACCACGTTCTACGAGCGTCTGGAACAGGTGCCAGGCGTGCGCGCGGTCAAGGTCCGGGGCGTGCGCCTGATCATCGGTCTGCGCCTCAACAGCGACGCCCGGATCGTGGATCTGACCGGTGACGACCTCGACGACGAGGGGGGGGCAGAAACCACGATCGAGACAGAAAGGCTGTTCTAGCTGGGAAAACGTGCCCCAGGGGGGCACGGGGGGCGCCAATTGGCCTATTGCCCTACGCGCGTAACACGTATGACCCCCATGGTCAAGAGGGGGCATAAAGAGGGGGCAGATATCGATGGTGATACACGCGCCCGCGCTTCTACTACTCACCCTGTAGATCAACTACATGCATCGAAAGGTATCACTGTGGAGACCATCGAAGATCAACAGGTCAGGCTCTCGAGGCGCGGTCAGGCCGCCATCCGGGAACTGCGCAAGGCCAGGGCACTGCAGGACGAGATTAAGGAGCGGATCAAGCGTCACGAGGACGTCCTCAAGACGGAGCTGTCCGACGGCCTGCCACTGGGCGGTAAGAGGGTCGGTACCGTGGGCGGCCTGCCCGTGTGCTCGATCAAGAGCACCATCCGCAACACGGTCAACATGGCCATGCTGCGCAAGCGGGCCCCTGAGATCGTGGCTGAATGCACGGTCGAGACAGAGGTGAAGACGTTCGCGATCCTCGGCGAGTAGGGGAGTTCAGGCTCAGGCTCATGATCGCTGGGCTCGAGCTGGCGAGCATCATCACCCTGGTGGCGATGTACCGATCATGAGCGCGTCGTGGTCGAGGGGTAGCACGCGCCGATGGCGTGAGGTGCGTGCTGCCACCCTGGCCGCCAAGGGCAGGGCCTGCACGCTGCGGCTGGTCGGGTGTACGGGCTGGGCGGACACGGTCCACCACACCCGGGGCCGGGCCGTGACCGGTGACGACCCTCGCTACCTCGAGCCTGCCTGCTCGTCGTGCAACCTGAGGGTGGGCGACCCGACCCGGGCGCCCGATCCGACCCCACAACCCCGGACAGAGTGGTGATCATCGATGGATCCATGCATGAGCGGTCGATTTTCCCGGCGGAGGGCACCCCTGGACACCCGCCGCCCTGTCCTCCCTCTCCCCGCACGGCTGGTACACGGTGGCGCGGCCGACTGACGGCCGGATGTACCGGGCGGTCTCCGATACGCTCCGATCTCTGCCGAAACAGGACGCTGACCTCGCCATTCACCAGATGGCGCGGGAGTTGGCCCGGCTGCTCGACGCTGGCAGCAACGCCGGCGACGGGGCGGGCGCATACCACAAGCTGGCGCCCCGTCTCGTGGGTGTCCTGAGGGAGTTAGGCGCGACGCCGGCGGCCCGGCGCTCGAACGGCCGGGGAGAGGATGGCGATGGGCCGACACCTGGCGAGCGTGCCGACCTCGACGAGCTGGGCGACCTCCAGCGGGCCGCCCGTGATCGGGCGTACGGAGCCGCGGGTGTGGACTCCCCCGCTCCAGGAGCTGACGCCTGAGACGTCGTTCGGGTTCGACGTGCTCCGGTTCTCCGACCGGGTGCTCCGCCGGCGGCTGTACCCGTGGCAACGGTGGCTGCTCGTCCACGCCGGGGAGCTGCTCCCCGACGGGCGGCCGCGGTTTCGCACCGTGCTGGTAGAGGTGGGCCGGCAGAACGGCAAGACGGAGTGCGTTGTCGTCCTGTCCGCGTACTGGCTGTTCGTCCAGCGAGTCGCCCGGGTTCTCGGCACCTCGACGACGCTGGACTACGCCCGGGAGCCGCTGGACAAGGTGGTGCAGCTCGTCGAGGGGTCGGCATTGCGTCACCTCGTCAAGGGTCGATGGGTACGCGAGACGAACGGCCAGGTGCGAGCGACGACCCGGGCGCGATGTGAGTACCGGGTGTCTGCGCGCGGGCCCGGCGCCGGGCGGTCGCTCACCGTTGACCGGTTCATCGCGGATGAGCTGCGCGAACACCGCGATTACAAGACGTGGGACGCGGCCTACAACGCCATGAGCGCGGTCCCGGACGCGCAGGCGTGGGCGATGTCGAACGCGGGCGGCGCGGACTCGATGGTGCTGAACGACTATCGCGACCTGGCGGTCGAGGACGGAGACGAGACGCTCGGGTACTTCGGGTGGACGAACCCTGCCGGCGTGGATCCGCTAGACGTGGCCGCGATCGCGCAGGCGAACCCGTCGCTGGGGCTGGGCCGGATCCGGCTCGACACCGTGCTGGCCGAGGCACGCGCCGCCGTGCGGGCCGGCGGACCCAAGCTGACCGGGTATCTCACGGAGAAGCTGTGCGTCACCGTGCCGACGCTGGACCCGGCGATTGACCCGGCCGCGTGGGCGGCCTGCCTGGACCCGGGTGACCTGTCGAAGGTCCGGCGCCGGGTCGCGGCAATGATCGACGTATCGCCGGACGCGCGGCACGTGTCCCTGGTCGCCGCGGCGCTGCTGCCCGACGGCCGGGTGCGGATCGATCCGGTCGAGGCGTGGGCGGGGCCGGACGCTGTGGTTCGCGCGGTCGCCGCGCTGCCGGCGCTGCTGGCCCGGGTCCGGCCACGCGTGTTCGGGTGGGCGCCGACCGGGCCCGGCGCCGAACTGGCGGCCGACCTCACGGAGCGGCCCGGCTTCCCGCCGGACGGTGTCGAGCTACGCCCGATCACTGGGGACATGGCGGCGGCGTGCATGGCGCTGCGCTCGCTGGTCGCCGCGCGCCGGGTCGCGCACTCGGGAGACCCGCTGATCGATGCGCACGTCGGCGCGGCGGAGCGGTTGCCGATCGGTGACCGGTGGGTGTTCCACCGGCGCGGCCGGGGGCACGTGGACGCGGCGTATGCCGCCGCCGGCGCGGTCCACCTGGCGCGCACGCTCCCGGCGCCGATCACGGCCCGGCGGTTCGTCGTGGTGGGCGGGTAGACCCCGGCCGTACACTGCGCCCATGACGATCATCGGGTGGGCCCGCCGCGTGCTGCTGGGCCAGCCCGATACCGGCCCAGCGCGCCGATTCGACTCGACTCCGCGACCCATCGACCAGATGTTCGCGAGTATGGCCGGTGTCGGTACGTCGATCAGCCGCTCGGAGGCGCTGGCCATCCCGGGCGTGCTCAAGGGCCGCAACCTGTTGTGCTCGCTGGCCACGCTGCCGCTCGTGCAGCGCGATCCCAAGAACGTGGTAGCCCCGTCGGCGCTGCTCGCGCAGTTCGACCCGAACGTCGCGAACGTGGTCACGCTGGCGTATCTGCTCGAGGATCTGCTCTTTGACGCGGTCGCCTGGCTGCGGGTGACCGCGCGGGCGGCGGACGACTTCCCGACCAGCGCGGTCCGGATCGAGCCGTGGCGCGTCTCGCCGAACCCGCCGTCCGGCGTCGCCGGTGTCGGCGTGCTGGCGTCCGGGGCGAACCCGACGGCGGACGGCGTCTACATCGACGGCGTGTTCGTCCGGGCGCGCGACGTGATCCGGTTCGACTCGCCGAACCCGCCGCTGTCCCGGGTCGGCGCCCAGACGTTCCGGCTGCTGTCGCTGTATCTGCAGGCCGCCCGGATGTACGCGACGAACCCTCAGCCGTCGGAGCACTTCACGCCGGCGGAGGGAGCGGAGGAGCAGCCGGACGACGTGATCGCCGAGACGCTGTCGGCGTGGCGGGCGGCCCGGCGCACCGGCGGGACCGGGTACGTTCCGCGCTGGCTGACGTACAACGCGAACACCTCGCCCACGGCGGCGGACATGAAGCTCGTCGAGCTGAAACAGCAGGCGACGCTGGAGACCGCGCTGTGCCTCAACATCGACCCGGAGGCGCTGGGCGTCCCGGTCACCTCGAGGACGTACGCGAACCGGCAGGACTTCGCCCGGGACCGGATCAACGACATGTTCTCCGCGTACATGCTCGCGATCACCCAGCGGCTGAGCATGAACGACGTCACCCGCCGCGGGTACGTCGTGGCGTTCGACCTCGACGACTACCTGCGCGCCGATCCGATGACCCGGTGGCAGGTGTACGGCCTGGCGGTCCAGATGGGAGCGATGACGGTGCAGGATGTCCAGCGCGAGGAAGGTATCCCGGTGACCGCACCGGCCCGGCCGACGCCCGCCCC